CGCATTTGTAACGCCTTAAATATTAGAGCATTAGGAGATAAATTTTCAGCAAGAAAGGGTTGCGGCAATGTCAGGTAACGTAATGCTTGTGTTTTTCTTGCTGGCCGTTCTGTTCGGGTTCACTTGTTTCCGACTCGGCATTATTGAAGGTTGCCGGAGAACCACGAAAAGGATCTTGGAGAATATTTCAAAGGGGATGAAGAAAGGGGAATAAATCATTCCCCTGCATCTTCCTTCTTATCGTTCTCGCATTCAGATCTTTCTGCTATATATTTACATTGCTTATCCAGTCCGGTGCAGAGATCTATTACTTTACTTCGGAGATAACTTTCTAAATCAATACCGGGAAAGTTTTTCTGAAACCCTCTGACGATCTCCATTTCTTCTGGAGAGAAATTCAGGGATGAAAGCAGACTCTCATCACTGGAACATTCTGAAAGCGTAGAAGCTTCAGTAGTGTTTTTCATAAGATTTTGAATCACTAAAAGCGCATAAGAGGGAACGCGCCCTCGGGAAGTAAACCAGCCATCAACGGAGACTTTCTCCACTCCGCATTTATCAGCTAGCCAAAATCGGTCTTTTCCAATTCCTTTAAGCCAGTCTTTGATCTCTTCTTTGGTGGGCATGAGGAAAGGATATGCATTTATTACATAATTGCAAGCCTTTTATTGTGAATGAGTATGCAATAAGTACAGAATTATTGTTGACAATCATGCAGAAATTACATATTTTTAACCACGTAAAGCAACGCTACAAAAAACATGATCGACGTATCATCATCTCTTAATCCGGACTTCTCCTTGCCTCCATCAATCATGGCAACTGTCAGACGATTAGCCAAAGCTTCAGGAAAAACGGAAGAAGTTTTTTTGAGGCAATATCTCATAGAATGCATGAAAGAAGAAAATGAGGCTTTGGAGAATTATAACAATTCTAACAAAACGCAACCGAAGAAAACCGAACAGAAGGAGGTGAAGAAGTGAAAGCTCTGTTCTCCCTCGTCTTGTCCGGGCTTGTTCTTTCAGGTTGCGATCAGGTTTCCGAGAATCAACCTGTTAATCAAGCCGATAATCAGGAAAAAGCCCCTAAAAAAGAGACACCAACATGGGAAATTAAAATTGAACAGAACGGCATTCCCGATGCTGTTTTTACAACGGGATATGCAAACTGTGTTGAGGCGTTCAGGATGGGAGCGAGGGTAGATGTTCCAATATATGGGTATGTGATTTATAAACCGGACGGAGGACAAATCATCGTGTCAGGAACGACGAGAATCACCAGGACAAAAGTTAAAAATAATAACGAGTTATGAATGATGGCGTGCTTCTAATTCTTATAGGCGGCATTATCGTATTTTTGATGCTTATCATATCAAATTTAGATGGACGTTGAACAATGATCATTGAATACGACGACGAAGACCGGTGCATCCGGGTGGACGGCGAACCTATTTCCTACGGTGTCGCGGTTGGACTCCTGGAGCAGATAGAGCAGGCAATCGACGAGTGGGATTTTGACCACGCCCCCCAATGCGACAACCCGGACGGACACTACGACGACTAACTGACTTTTAACCAATCGCCCGGCCCAGGTGGGGCCTAAAACCAAAACCAAAACATCAATAGGTATATAGAGTAATACGGTCTGGCAGGCGCGGGGAAACCCGTCCGGGCGGCCAATTCAGAAGAACGAACATGAGCGAAAACGACACAACCATGACCACCCTTGCGACCGCGCTGGAAACGCTGGCCGGAGTATTGCGGGAGCTGGCAACAACGCCTGTTCCTTCTACGCCTGAATCGTCTTCCGTTTCCATTTTCGGAGCAATCGAAAAGAAATACGCTAAAAGCTCTACATTAGCCAATTATTATGACATTTCCTCCCGGCAGATGGATAACATCCTGGCACGGGCGGGGAAGAATGTAAGAAGGCTGGAAGGAGTCGGAAAAGGAACCCTTTATAACATGGAAGACGTGGAAAAATACTTAACTAACAAAAGAAAATGACCACACATCAACACATCATTGACCGGGGCCCCTTCAAGGGGATGGTGGAAACGATCACCAACAACCCGCACCCTGCCAAGACGGCGCGTTGTTACATGTGCGCGGCGCCGCTGAAAGCCTCGACATCATGGATGTCCCTGGTAGGAGACCATCAGGACGGCGTCTTCACCGCGCGCTTTCTGTGCCCGTTATGCGCCAGGGAACGCCTCAACGGCATCCCGGACGAAGCGGAGCGCTGCTGGAACTATACCCAAGCCGCCCAATCAGGGCCCCGGATTACCAAAATCCTCGCTTACCTGATTTTCTGGTGTGGACTGGTTACTGCCGGAGGAACATTCCTCTTCTTAATTTTCCTCCTGCTCAAAAACCTTTTTTAACTGATTAACTAAATAAATAAAATATTATGCAAAAATATAAATTCACAGGGATAACGAAAGAGGTATACGGACGCACTCTGAATCAAATTGTATGCGTAACCACATTTGCCTCCATAAAGTCCGGAGAGATAGGAGGCTACATTGAAAAAGAAGCTAATCTGTCCCAAGACGGGAACGCCTGGGTCTGCGGGAACGCCGAGGTCTACGGGAACGCCAAGGTCTACGGGAACGCCTGGGTCTACGGGAACGCCAAGGTCTGCGAGGACGCCTGGGTCTACGGGAACGCCTGGGTCTGCGGGAACGCCAAGGTCTACGGGAACGCCAAGGTCTACGGGAACGCCAAGGTCTACGGGAACGCCTGGGTCTACGGGAACGCCAAGGTCTGCGAGGACGCCGAGGTCTACGGGAACGCCAAGGTCTGCGGGGATGCCGAGGTCTGCGAGGACGCCGAGGTCTACGGGAACGCCGAGGTCTGCGGGAACGCCTGGGTCTGCGGGAACGCCAAGGTCTGCGGGGAGGCTATTTTAAGACGTGGCTTCACCGAAAAAGTGACTGATTATATTGTGATTGGACCGCAGGGAACTCGCAGTAGTTTCGCGACCTTTCATCTACATTCAAAAACCGTGTGTACTGGATGCTTTGTCGGCAACCTGAATGAATTCAAAAAAGCCGTTTATAAAACTCACAATCCAGATCAAGGTAGAGTGACCTTCAATAATCAGTATCAGCGCGTTATACGAGTGTTTGAATTTTTGCAAGAGCAAGACAAAGATGCTCAATAATTAGAAAGCCGGGTCAGCGGCAACTGAACCCGGCCTGTTAAACACAACATATCAAAATAATATGAATCAGAATAACAACATAAACACAACTAACACAGAAGACCCAGCCAATCAAGCCCCATGTGTGTCCAAGCCGATCGCCCCCATGCTGGTGGAATTGGCGGAAAGGATGGGAGTCAACCCCTCCCAGGCATACATGACTATTAAAGCGACCATTGCACCCAAAGCCACCAATGAGGAACTCATGGCCTTTTGCGTCGTCGCCAACCAATACAAACTGAATCCCTTCCTCAAAGAAATTTACGCGTTCCCAGGAAAAAACGGGGGGATAGTGCCTATTGTCGGCATCGACGGATGGCTGAAACTGATCAACACGCATCCGAAATTTGACGGCATGGACGTGGAAATGAGCGGTGACGGGGAGTCATGCACTTGCCGAATCTACCGAAAAGACAACCAACACCCGACTGTCATCACGGAATACTTGACCGAATGCAAGAAGAACACGGATCCGTGGCGTCAATGGCCGCGGCGTATGCTGCGCCACAAAGCCATCATGCAGTGTGGCCGCGTGGCCTTTGGATTCGGAGGCATCTATGACGAAGACGAAGGGAAAGACGTCGCCGGAGGAATGAGAAATGTAACACCGGAAAAAACAGACGGCCCACCCGAAGGGGAAACTCCGTGGAACAACGCTCCGTCCCCTGAAGAATTCCGTGAAGAACCCCGGGAGGCCCTGCCGGAACCTGAACAGCAGGGCGACTTTATTCCGGGCCTGGAAATTCCGGCCGCGAAAGAATACGCAACCGCCAACATGGAGGACTATTGAAATGAGCCTGTCCAAGAACTGCATTGTCTACGAAAACATCTACCAGCGGTCGGAAGCCTGGTTTAAGCTGCGCGCCGGCCGTCTGACTGCGAGCAACTTTAAACGGCTCCTGACGCCTACGGGAAAGAAACCCCAGCCCAGAACGCACCAGGAAAGGGGTCCTTGGGGAGAACTCATCATTGATCTGTGCTGCTCCTTCCTGCGGCCCGATGAAATCAAGTGGGAAGGCAACCGTCATACGGACCGGGGAGAAGAGCTGGAACCGGAAGCCCGGGACGAATTCAGAACCATCACGGGAATGACCGTCAAGGAAGTGGGGTTCGTCCTTTGCCAGGACGGACCGGTGGGATGCAGCCCCGACGGTCTCATCGTTGACCAGTCCGGCGACTACATGGCGGGGCTTGAAATCAAGTGCCCCCTCTCCAAGACCCACGCTCTCTACCTGCTCAACGGCGAACTGCCTCCCGAATACCGACCCCAGGTGCACGGATCCATGGCGGTGACGGGGCTGCGGACATGGTATTTTTTCTCCTATTGCCGCGGTTTGCGTCCCTTCTTGCTAAAAGTGGAATGGGACGCCTATACCGACCAAATCAACGAGACGCTGAATGATTTCAAACGGGAATACCGAGACCAATTTGACGTCATCATGCCTCAAATCCGTCCAGCCGTAGAAGGGAGGGCGGCATGAGAATCAGGGCAAGAGCTATCCACCGGCCCGGCGTGATGAATAAGACAGAAGCCGCCTATGGCTTTTACCTGTCCGACCGTCAAGCAAAGGGGCACATCCGGGAATTCAAGTTTGAGGCCGTCAAGCTGATCCTTGGGAACCGCTGCTCCTACACGCCCGATTTCATGGTCGTCTGCAACGATGGAATACTTGAATTCCATGAAGTGAAAGGCTTTTGGCGCGACGATGCGAGAGTAAAAATCAAGGCTGCAGCTGACAAATTCCCATTTGTTTTTGTTGCAGTAAAAAAAACGAAAACAGGCTGGGACGTGGAAACAATCCAGGAAGGAGAATCGAAATGAGCCCCGAAGAAAGAGAGAGAAAACGGCTCTGGATGGTGGAGTACAACAAACGGAGAAAGTCCACTTTGGTTGATGATTTAAACGCCAAGTACGGCACCCATTTCAGCCTGGGACAGTATATCACCTACAAAGGGGGAAAATATATCATCAGTGGGACTCACGGTCATTTATTAATCATCAAAAATGATAGGCTGGAAACTTTAGCGCATCCTCTTGATGTCTACCCGGCTATCAAACTATCCGGCACCGTCACTTTTGACGGCTGGACCATGGGTCCGAACGGAAAACTTAAAATCAAGAAAGGATAAATTAAAATGAACAATGTCTATTGCGACAAACCCGGACATGGCGCTTACCCGCTCCGGGCTTATGACAAAGACGGGAAAATTTTTGTGGACATGGATTCTTGCACGGAATGCGGGCCGCAGAAAATGGAAGACGACAGATACCAAGACTAACAATCAACACCACCATCATGTACAGCACCAACACCAACCATCAACAGGACAGGGGGCAGCAAGCCCCCAATGTCAAGCCATCCCCCAAAGGCGACCACTTTGTCCTCCACATTGAGGACGTTGCCACGGACAACGACAAACTTGGACTGGCTATTTACTGGTCAGCCGTGCGGGAAACCGCCTATGAAACGCCAGCTTTCCGCGTCTTTGCGACGCTCAAAGAGGTGATTAACCGAAACGCTGACGCCATCGGCGAAATCATGGACGATGCCATCAATCGCAACCGGGAGGACAAACAATGATGCAGAACACATTTTATTGGGAGGCCGCCCGGTACATATCCGTGGCGATCATACCCGGTGCGGGGGCAAGGTATTTCACTTACGCAAATGAATCTGACGCACGCCGCCATGAAACCAGCATGAGGGAGTGGCACGGCTCCCAGGGAAGTTTCACATATTACACCATCCGAGACGCCGGGAACATCCTGCGGGCGGCGGAACATTGGACCATGTGCCGGGATTGTAAACGATGCCGACCCTCCCGGCCCCATCTCCGCCAACCGGGGAAGCAGCATGAATGCGACCTCCTGGGAACGGATGGGCACTGGTACGTGGACCCGGAGAAGGACGGCTGCACCTGGGGAACCAGAAGGGGCGAAGAACCACAAATAACAATCACTGTGCAAGAAGGATCAGAGCAATGAAACGGAACCCTCACATCATCGTCCAGCAGGTTTGCCCCATGAAGAAAACCGACGATGGGAAATATGAAGTTCAGGCCGCGATTGTTCACCACAAAGGGCTTATCGCCCGCTATCGAATGGAGTACCCCACGAAACGGCATGCCCGGTGGGTGCAGCACCTTATTTGCACGGTGAAAAATGCTTCACGCCTCCGTTGTTCTGATGAACTTAAAGCCTTGATTGAGAAAGGAACCCGATGAAAACGCCTAAATGCCCGCTGTGCGGCACACCTTTGAAAGCCATTATCGGCAAGTGCCGTTTAGTTGTCACTGCTGGACTTCGACCATATCCCCCAAAGGGAATTTTAGAATGGACCATGAACCAAGCTTGCGTGACGGAAGAGCACCTGCGGAATTACCTGCCTTGCTATGTCTGGGGCGTCCAGGACCCCGTGAGGATTTCCACAGTGCCGCTCTCTGACATCGGCATGACCCGCCCGCCGCAGTCTTGGCAGTACCTTACTGACGAGCAAGCAGACATCTTAGAAAGGAGGCTCGCATGAAACTGACGCCTGAACAGAAAGCTTTTTACGATTACGGAAAAGCAGTCGAAACTCTCGAAACCAGAATTGAAAGGATTCGCAATAACGCCCGAATACGATTTAAAATGGAATATCACGAGCTGCCACTCCAATTTCGCGGAGGCTTATGGGACGACTTTAAGTTGTACAATGTTATCGGTGACGTCCGCCGGAAGCGGGCCGCGTGCAGGGCGTGGGTGCCTTTAATCCATCGCGATTGCCACAACTGCGCTTACAAAAATATTAAAGCCGTGCCGGTTGTTTGTAACCCCTGCATCAACGAGGGATTAAAGGAGGGAGAGTGAACAGGTATCACCGAAAATGGCTCCGGATATTTCGTCGTCGTGAAAATGCGTTTCTCCGTCGCGTTTTCTTTAGGGACGGAGAGCATGAACATGGAAAAAGGTATGAGACCATGCGAAAAG